ATAAAAGACAAGAACACAGACAAAAGATAATATATCTACTAAGTTAAATGAAAAACATCATGAACAAAGATTACAGGTGAGGATGTGGTAAAGGGAAGGGTGGTCGCCCTCCTAGGAGAATGTTATGTATAACAGAATTTTAAAACTAATAACTGAAATTGGTGACACCCGTGAGGGTAAAGTTAAGATTGCGAAGGCTTGGAGAGCTAGAAAGGCTCAGGTTGAAAAAGCTAAAAGAGCAATGGGAGCCAATTTGGACCAATTTGGTAAGGATTCTGTTAGTGATGTGGATACTGCAAAAGTTATAAGAGGGGAGCTTCAATTATCCAAGGTAGATCAATACATGCATGGCAGGGCGCAAGGCGAGAAGCTAACTGATGATCCTGAACATAGGGATCGTTTTGGGGATATAGGAGCGAAGATAGGAATGCAAGCGCATAGCAAGGTTCATAAAGGTTCAGAAGAGGATATAAGAAGGGTATTCAAAGGGAAACTTGGTACAAAGGGTAAAGGTGTTAAGGCAGCTACCAAAAATATTCAGCAAACAGGTCAGTATTTAAATGTCCGTAACAATTAGGAGGAGGTAAGTTATGCCTAAACTTGGTAATAAAAAATACGCATATACTAAAAAGGGTAAGGCTGCTTATAAAGCCGCTAAAAAGAAAGGTAAAAAAATGAACGAATCAACTAGAAAAAGGTTATTGGGGTTAATGGTAACTGAGGGCAGAATGAGAGAGGGAGAAGACAGAGGGACGGCGAGAGGAGCGGCAGAAGATAGAAGGAGGCATAGCAGGGGGCCAAATATTTTTCAAAAGATGATGGGTTGGATAGTAAAACAAGGACAAGACCCAAAAAAGCAAAGAGCAGGCGAAGAAGACGATGTAGAAAACGATAAAGATATTGCTGCTGGGGCACAAGCCGCCCAGAGAATTGGGGGGACACTTCGTGGGGCACTTCCTAGAGGTAGGAAAACTATAGTAAAGAATGTTCTTTAATGAGTTATAGAAACAAAGACGCTAATTTTTTTAGAAAAGCAAGCTTAGAGAAGGTTCGTGTGTATTGGGAGAATCTTAAGAGATCTAAGAAGTGGGTCACTACCATTTATTCAAAGGGCAGGAAGCCGAGGAAATCTTAACCTTTTTGGACATTACACATCCACAGATTTTACATTGTGTAGATTTTTTCTTGAACTCTGGGCAGGCTTTACACATTTCCAACCTCATTATTTGAGAAAGTTCGTCTTCTAGCTTAAATCCAGACTTCACCCAGTCGTAGATTGTTTGCATAAACATTTTTATTCTTTGTGGGAGTGTTGTCCCTGACTGGGTGGATACCAGGAAAGAATATAAAGTAGAGAAGGTTTTATCCCAGTAAGTTTTAAGCGTAGGTATTACTTTTCTTTGTTTTGCTAGTAATATTTCGCTCTCCAGAGAGGATAACTTATTCTCAATTATTTTAATTTTGTTTAGTAATTGTGTTTTTTCCTGTTCTTGCATTTGATCACCTATACATATTATATGAAGAAAAGACCTGTAGTTAGTCGTACTAGAATGCAGTCTGCGTGTATGGCGGCAATTAAGAAAGGTAGGGGCCCTATCGCAAAGCGTAGGATGGCTAAACTAGGTCAACCTACTGATATTGGTAATTGATGTTGGTTAATAAAAGCTTCCCTGTTTTTGTGCCAAGAATCTCTTCCAACTAATTCTCCCATTGAATTGTGTATTAGTTGTATTGGTACGACTATATTTTTAAGACCTTTTTTATGGGATGTTATAGTGTAATGTATGTCATAAAAGTCCCACCCACCTTCAAGGTAGTTAGGTTTATCTAATCCTATAGTTTTTAGTGCTTTNCCTGATGCTGCTAAGAATAGTCCATCTAGGATAACTACCCTACCNCAATTACCGTAAAAGGTGGACTCACAGTTGAATTTATCCTTGCCGTGATATACAAATCCTCTATGCTTTCCCTGTTGCCAAATCTGCTGATTCCACCAAATAGCGTCCTCTGACAAATAAGTAGTGCCAGCTACTCCTGCAAACCCACTATCATACTTTAGACAATGTGTTATTAGAATATCCTTTAACTCTTCTGTATCAGTTAGTATTTCAATATCGTCATGACACAATATAACGATATCATTATCTTGTACATTAAATTTTTTAAAGGCTGATGAATACCCTTCAAAAATAGACTTTTGATTAACTAAAAACTTTGTGCTTATTCTAGCCCTAGATAAGTAGGAGGATAGTTTTTTGGAGGTTTCTGTAAGAGATTTACTTCTAGTACATATAAAAGCGTAAATATTCATGATTAAAGAAGATTATATAAAAGAGTACCAGAAGTGTAAAGAAGATCCGATATACTTTCTTAAAAACTACATTAAGGTGGTTCACCCTATTAGGGGTCTAGTTCCTTTTTCATTATACCCGTTTCAAGAAACAATTGTAAACGAAATTCAAGAAAATAGGTTTAATATTCTTAGAAAGTTTAGGCAGGCTGGGTGTACCACACTAGCNTCTGGCTTATCTCTTTGGGAAGTAGTTTTTAAATCTCACCAGACNATTGTTATTTTGTCAGTTGGAGATACGGAATCCACGGAAGTTCTTGATCGTATCAAGATTATGTATGATGAGCTTCCTGATTGGATTAAACCCAGAGCTACAACTATTAATGCCCATAACCTAAAGTTAGAAAACAATTCTCATATTAAATCTCGTCCTTCTGGCAAGCAGTCGGGTCGTGGTCTTTCTGGGTCTTGGTTGATTATTGATGAGGCTGCTTTTATTGAGCATATTGATACTATTTGGGCTGCTGTATACCCAATCATCTCTACTGGTGGTCGTGCTTTTATTCTATCAACCGTTAATGGTATGGGAAATTGGTATCATGATGCTTGGAATAAGGCAGAGGCAGGGGNTAACTCCTTTAATCCTATCCANATTAAATGGCAAGAACACCCAGAATACAATAGAATTGAAGGATATGATGATTTATATCAGGATATGGAAAAAAGAAACCCACCTTTTTTTATTGATGAGTGGGAAAAAACAACAAGAGCCAACATTAGCCACAAAAAATGGCTTCAAGAGTATGAAAGCAGCTTTTTGGGTACAGGGGATACCTTTATTGAGGGAAGCATCTTAGCTACATTAACTGAGAGCGTTAGCGATGATTTTTATAGAAAATATAATAATAGGATGTATATTTGGAAGGACCCAGACCCTAACTCCACTTATTTTATGGCTGTGGATGTTTCTTTGGGTAGAGGTAGGGATTATTCAGCNTTTCAAATTATAGATCTTTACTCTGGGGAACAGGTGGCTGAGTTTTATAGTAATACAACCCCAATAAATGAGTTTGCCAAAGTTTGCTTTGATGAGGGGAACTATTATAATTTATGCACAATATTAGTTGAAAGAAATACTATAGGTAATAATTTATTAGATTACTTATTTAATCAATTAGAGTATGAGAATTTATGGTTTGACGAGAAATACAACATGGGATTGCAGGTTACAGCCAAGAATAGGGATAATATCCTAGTTGAGATGGAAGAAGCCATTCGTATGAATGAGATTAAAATTAACTCAAAAAGAACCGTTAAAGAGCTAAATACCTTTATTATCAGCAATAATGGCAAAGTAAAAGCAGATACTGGACAAAATGATGATTTAGTTATGAGCTTGGCACTAACTATATATGGCGGTAGACGGTATGTTGAGAGCAACCCTGAGATAATTAAATTTAACCCTACGAAAGACAAAAAACCACCCATGCCTTTAAAATCTCATAGGATTATAACTTCTACTGGTAGTATAACGGAAGACATAACATGGATAATCAAATAAACGAAAACGCTGGTCCTGGAATGACAACTTGGACTCCTGTATCGGACGCTGGAAGTGGTAGGTCTATGTACTCCACTGGGTATATGTCGAAGATATTTGCAAAATTCTTTGCAACGAAGGCCCAAGAGAAGATTGCAGCATCTACTGACCCTAGAGGGTTTGAGGGTGATCTTTTTGTTAACCACAATGCAGCACTAGAATCAATATCTCAGCCGTTATGGAGCTACACGAAGGGTATGCCCTTCATGCCTGAATCTGAGCTTAACAGAAAGCGCAGGTACGATGAGTATGAGAAAATGGACGATTACCCAGAGCTTGTTGCTGCTTTGGATATTTACGCAGATGATTCTACTCAAAAGGATATTAGAAATAAAAGATGGTTAGTTCGTTCTGATAGCGTAGACGCTATTTCTGAAGTTGAAAAATTGTTCGATAGAATTAGACTAGAGAGGGTTTATTGGGATTTAGTAAGAGGTACATGTAAGTTTGGAGACTCTTTTATTGAGATAGTNGCTAATGCAGCTAATNTAAGTGACGGTATACGAAAGATTAAAATATTAAACCCTTATTATATTTTAAGAGTTGAAGATAAGTTTGGGCACTTAAAAACATTTATTCAGCAAATACCTAATGCAAATTCCAATGCAGGGGTTTGGATGAATAATCAAACTGATAATTATGTTGAATTAGACAAGAACCAGATAATACACTTTAGACTTCATACATCAGACCCTAAGTACTATCCGTATGGTAAATCTATTCTGGCTGGTGCTATGAGGGTTTATCGGTCATTGAAGCTTATGGAAGATGCTATGCTTGTTTATAGGCTATCAAGAGCCCCTGAAAGGAGAATTTTTTATATTGATGTAGGTAATTTGCCTGCCTCAAAAGCAGAAGCCTTCCTTGAAACAGTTAAAACTAGATTTAAGAAGGAAAAATTTCATACTGATAATCGAGTTGACGCTAGGTATAACCCACTTTCAGTAGATGAAGACTTTTTCATCCCTATTAGAGGAAACCAGGGGACTAAAGTAGAAACCCTNAAAGGGGCAGAAAATTTAGGTGAAGTTGATGATGTTAAATACTTTAGAGATAAATTATTAGCAACCCTTAAGATTCCTAAGGACTATATCGTAGAATACGACAAGTCCCCAGAAAGAAAAGCAAACTTAGCTCAATTAGATGTTAAATTTGCTAGAGTTATTCAAAGAGTTCAAGATAGCGTAGCTATTGGTTTTTCTGAAATAGCCAAGAAACACCTTGAATTAATTGGATATCCTAAAAGTATTATTAGACAGCTTAAAATTGAGCTTCCTGATCCTTCTGATGTCTTCATAAAAAGAAAATTGGAAATAGACGAAGCTAAGGCTAGAGTAGTTCAAGCAGTTGTTGGTACTGGGTTATTCCCAACATCTCAAATATATAAAGAGTTCTATAATCTTACTGACACTGAAATTGAGATTATCAAAAAGGAGCTTGAAGAGGAGCAGGATGCAGTCGCTGAAAAAGAAAACCAGCAAATGGCAGCACAGCAACAGGCCCAGTCTGCTGGGGAATCCGAACAGATTGAAGCCCAGGGAGAGGTCGATATGGCTCAGTCACAAAATCAAGCCTCTATGGATATGGCAGTATCAAATAATCAAGCAAAAAATGATATGGCTATAAATAAATCACAAAAAAAACCAAGTCAGAAGAAAGAAAGCACTGATGATTTTGATTATTTAAGAAATAAATTTCTTCTTGAAGAAGGAGAAACTTCAAAAAAATATAAAATAATTGATAGAATTATTAAAAATAAAAATAAGTAGGCCCTAAATAGGGCTTATAACACTATATAAATAGAGTTTATATAAAAAATATACAGATATGGAAAAGTTTTTTAACCAAAGAAATAAGAAAATTGCAAATTTAAGTCTACTAGCTGATAATTTAGGGCACACTATCCGAGAAAATGTCTCCGTGTTCTCAGTTAATGGTGAAGATAATTCAGTTACTTTTGTCACAGAAAGTGGTAATATTATAGAAGGTAACTATTATTTTACAGATAAAATGATATTTGATAATATTGTTATTGAATCTGGTGAGATTTTTAGTAACGAAGAGAAATTTGATTCAGCCTCTAAGAATCAAATTTCTCTTTTTATAAATAGTGTGTACTCTGACACCTTATCGGAGTCTGGGGAAATTTTTAACTCTATTATCGAGTCCTGGACTCAAAAGGTAAAGTTTAATGAAACTGTAGCTACTTTAAACGAAAAGAAAGAATCCTTTAATAACACTTTCAATATATTGAGAACTCCTGAATTTGAAAGGTTTTTAGAGCTTTCTGAGAATATTTCTAGTTTTCTTAATGAAAATTTAAAAAAGGTTTCAAGTATTCCTGAAATTCGTAATGCTGTTAAACTTTCAGATACGGTGTCAAGGGCATTTAGTTTTGATAGAATGTCTTTAGATCAACTAAAGGAACAAAAGTCCGTAGAGTTCTCTCTTCAAGAGTCTTCCGACATTTATGAGATAGTTTGTAAGCAAGAACTTATGAAAAAGGAAATCCTGGAGTCCAAGAAATCCTTTGATACTGTTTGGGTAACTGAAGATTGCATTTCTAATCTTTCAAGAAATATATTTGAAAATAATGATGAGGTAGTTAAGAGATCCCTTGTTGAAGCGTTTGTAGAAATTCCTTATATTGCTCTTATTTCAAAAAAGCAACTATCTAATACGATTTCAAAAAACCTAAACACCCTTCATGAGGGTGTTTCTTATAGCAAGAATGATTTAAAAGAGTATACTAAGTTATTATTTGAGATGAAAAAGCCTCTTAGAGAGCTTGTGTCTAACTTGCTTCAAGAGAAGTATGGCATTAATCTTAATAATATTAAGGAATCTCCTACTTTTAAAACTTTACTAAATACTCAATCAATTATCTTTGAATCATTAGCCAAAATATCACCTAGAAGTAGTGTAATTAAAGAATGCTTACTTAAATTATCAGATCTTCTAAAAGGAAAAAACGGTGTGGAGGCAATTGATGTTAATGAGGGTCTTAGGTACTTATTCGAAAACTCAGGTCTTGGCGATTTTTATAATGATAGACAAATTTCCTCAACCTTCCAGCTAACCGAAAGTGTTGGCGAGGAGGAAGACATTGTTTCTCTTATCATGAATACACTTATTTCGGAAAATGAGGACCCCCCTGTATTGGACCCCATTGAGCAGGCAGAAGAGGAAGAAGAAGAGGGGGTTGATGTAGATCAGGAGAATGTTGATTCTGAGGAAGAGGGTAGTTCTGATATGTCTACTATGTCTACTAAGGAATTAATGAAAACTTTAAGTGATATTGAGCAAATGATTGATCAGCCCCTGGAAATAGACGATCAATAGTGCAACTTTAAACTGTATTGTATTTAATTAGTATATAATGTACTATGGTAAATGAAAGAACTCCTCTTAGGCTATTATCCGTTTCTGGCGTACCTACAATTGGTGAATTCCAGAGCGAGGATGTAGTAGCTATACTTAAGGGTGGCACAGGAACATCCAGCCTACTTCAGCTAAAAGTTGATATTGGGTTATATGACTTAACACTTTCTTCTAGTTTAATTGATATAGATCCAAGCTTCCGAGCAGGGATTGTTGTACCATCCACGGGGGACTCTTTAGTGTGGAATGGGTCTAAGTGGGCTGTATCGGCAGTTGGTATAGACGAGGCAGAATCAGCATTATCAAGTTTAGTAACTAGTATTGAAACTTCTACGGTTGCACTATCTTCATATATTTCAGGAAATGAAGCATTATGGGCATCAGCAACGCCAGCAAGTACTTTAGATCATGGAGGATTACAAGGTCTTGGGGATAACGATCACCCCCAATATACCCTTAGTTCTACCAACAATGCCTTATCAAGTTTAGTAACTAGCATAGAAACCTCTACGGTTGCCTTATCAAGCTATGTTTCAACTAACGAGGCATTATGGGCATCAGCAACGCCAGCAAGTGCTTTAGATCATGGTGGGTTGCAAGGTCTTAGTGATGATGATCATACACAGTATCTGCTTGCTACTGGGTCTAGGGTCGCTACGGGTAATATTTCAATTGAGAATACTGACTCTTCGCCTCCTTCTAACCCAATTGCTTTAGTACTAAAAACGATTGATAGCTCTCCTACAAATGATACAAATATTGGAGAAATTAGATTTGCGGGAAATAACGCTACCCCAGCAAATAAAGTATACAATAGGCTTAGGGGAGTTGCAGACGATGTAACTGCTGGGGGTGAAGATGGCTCTATAGAGCTAAGGCACTTATTGGCGGGTTCGGAGGTGGTTTCGCTCATCGCTAGTGGTGCAGGCGTTACT